ACGCGGGTTGCGTACAGCTTGTGGGTCATCCACTGGGTACATACCCAACTGCAACTGAGGCTGATCGGGATCCCAACAGCTATCGCATACCAACAAGTTATACGTCTTGGTCTTAATAACCTCTTTGCGTAGAGCTGTTAATTTGAATCGGAAGCCACAGCGGTCGCACATGGCGATACTGTTCTTGCCAGAAGCAAACCTATTGCCCATTTCAAGTACCGCTTCCTATGTACATCTGGCGCGGTACAAAGCGAACCGAAGCCTTCTCACGGTCTTCCGTAGAGGCCAAGTCCCACGCCTCGTCATACTGCTGTTTAAGAACTGGTAGGCGCTCGGCCCCATTGGGAACCTTCAAAGCCAAGTAATACGCCAAACCTGCCACCATGCAAGGCAAGAACCGGAACGGCACATCCATCGTATTTATGCCAGTACCAGCGTCATCAATACGCTTTAACCGCCAGTACACAAACGTGTAAACTTGCGAGTTGTCTGGGACAGGCCAGACGGTAATGGTAGGGTTATCCACTAGTCTTTGAATCCAAACTTGAATAGGACGGGCTTGCTGCAACTTGTTTGGGATAGTGGCGTAAGTAGAAACACTGATACGCGTAATGGTCAAATCCGCTTGCGTCGCTGCGCTCCCTGCGCCTGTGCGTATGACGTGCTCCATTAGATCAACTGTATCTGCTGGTAAATTGTATGTGGCGGTGCCAGCGACCAAGGTAATAGTACCTTGCTCAAAAGTCCACATGTTTAAGCCACGGTTAGCCCAGTCTGCAAATAGAAGATTCAAACTTCGTCTTGCAGTGCGCAAGTCATAACCTGTGCGCATCTCGGAACCAGCACGCTCAAACGCTTCCTCGACGATCTCCGTGAGGTCAAGATTAAATGCAGTGGTTCCAGAGGTAGCCATTATCTAAATCCTGCTGTTTTCTTTGCAATCGTTTTTGGTTGCGCTACGAATTGTTTTCCGGCTTTCTTGCCAGCACGTTTCGCACGCGTTGTCGCAGCGTACTCACTAGGGCTGAGACTTTTGATCGCAGCTTCTGGAAGGTATCGCTCACCTGTTTTACTAGACGGTTTTCCACTTTTGGTTCTCCATTTCTGGTCGCCCCAGTTTTTCAGGGATTGCTGTGGGGCTTTAATCACGGTACCCGCCACCTGCGGCTTTGTATCGTTTAGCCATGACCTGCGCTTTTCTCGCGCTCCACTGACCTGCGCCAGTGCCTACAATAGCAGCAGCTTTTACGCTGTTAAAAATCCGTTTACGTAAACCGGGCTTGGTGTAGTTACCAGCTTCGTTCACTTTGGATTTTACTGCCCCACCCTCTTTATACTGGGTAAAGTCAGTGTCGTCCCGCCGGGCTTTCTTGACGCCCTTGGGCATTTTAGAGGGGGAGATATCCCCCATCCCACGGCTGGCCATCATGATATTAGCAGGCTTTGCCGCCGGACTTCATACCAATCATCGTGCCTTTGGTCTTGCCTTTGGAAGCAACGCCGTCAGCACGACTAGAAGCAGAGCCACCACTCTTTAAACCTGCATGCGCTTTGGAAGCGGGTTTACCCGCATGTTTTGCCAGTGCTGCGGGCATACCGCCACCGGCCATTTTAGTTGCGCCTTTTTTCTTAGCCATCATTGCCATGAAGCCAGCATTCATTTTGGAAGCCATAGTATCACCACCTTTTGAAAATTTGCGGTTTTTATCCGCGTTAGAAAATTCTTTACCCACGGACTGTGGGACTCCTACTTTCTTAGCAAACGATGGGTTGTTAGCCACCGCCGCCATGAAATTGTGTTGTTTCTTACTCGTCGACGGCATTACTTACCGCCTACGTACCAGTTAACAAGCTGAACTAAGCTTGCGCCTACAACGCTACTGGCCCCACCAACAAGCATCAAAACCTTCCAGCCACCTTTAGCCTCAGACAAAGTTTTGTCAATGGCCGTCAGCGTTACCTGCATAGCCTTCATGTTCTCCAACATCCTGTCCATATCATCTTGCAAATGCTTGATGTCAGACGCATGCGTGGCTAACTCTCTGGCTGTCTGAATAGCGTCGTCAGTCATACCATCCGCCCTTTTGTCTTGCCCTTGGTGGCACAGCCATCCGCCGCAGTTACATAGCCCCCATCCTTACAGTTCCACGCCCTAAGTGACTTGTTGATGCGTGAGTCTGGGTCTTTGGCGGTCTTTGGGGATGTCAGCTTCTTTTTCATCCCTTCCATCCTCGCACAAAAAGAGTCGCGCCGGGAGCCGCCTTCTGGCTGGGGCGGTTTCAAATTCATACCTTGCGCTTTGGCGGAGGCTCGCCCCTTGGCGTTCAAGCCGCCTTTGGGGTTCTTGCCTTCTTTGCGCGTCCATGCTGGTGATTTTGCCATAATATGTGTAATGTATTATGTTTTTTAAAGATTAGCAATCTTGTGCGCCAGCGTACTGTGTAAATGTCTTCAGCACTTCGTAGATCGCAGGGATCAGATCGCCTGACAGGTCTTCCATATTGATGTAATGGGCCTGCTGTTGGATGCTGGGCCAACCTGCGCGGCGGGCTTCTTCTGTGGCGTGAATCTCGACCTGCACCTGAAGCTGGTCTTTTGTGCCAAAAAAGTTTGTGATCCTAGCGTAAGCCTGAGTTTCAGACTGACCGTTGGTGTTATTTGTTGCAACTATTTTGAGTGCCATGATGTTAGTTCCAAGGTAAAGGAGCGGGTTGGGGTGTAGGTACAGCGGCTTGTGCAATGAGCATGTCCACTTCGTTTTCCATAGCGGCTACGCGGTCTGGGCCAAGTGCGGACTGTGTCCACGCAAGGGCTTGCTCCTGTGTGATTTGGTCAAACGGCGTGAAGTCATCGGGGTTTGCAGGTAGCAAGTTGACCGAGTAGTTGACCTGTTGTCCGTCCTTGGCAATGGTGAAATTGCTCATCACAACGGTTTGCGGTTCAGGTGTGTTCATGACCTGAAGTGAATTGATTGTCCATACAAATGCCATGATTACTCCTGAGTGATGGCTTGCGCCTTGACTTGCTCAAATTGAGCGGCTTCTTGTTGCTGTTTGGCAATGTTGTTCATCACCAGAAAAGCACCTGTCTTAGACGGCATTTCGCCCAAAACGTCCATGATGAATTTTACTTCGTCATCTGATAATTCAAGTTTCATAGGTTCTCCTGTTAGTAAGTCATTTCGGTTGTGCGGATTTGAGCAACAGTTCTAATTGTAGTACTCGCTTGCCCTGTGAAAGTTACTGCCAACCCGCCATTGGTAGCGTCTGCTGTTACTGCTATCACCCAAGTGGATGCCCCTGCATCTGCGTATGTTGAGGTGACTGTTGGTGTTCCAACTAGGGCAGTACTGGCGGCATTAGCACCACGCTTGATAACACCCTCAATTTTCCACCCTTTAGTATCGCCACCGCCTGTTACACCTGCTACTACTTCTCCTGTAAAGAAATAGGCAGAGTTGTTGGGTAGGATAATCTGGTTGGTTGTGGATGCGGCTGAACCCTCAGATGTAATTACTGTAGCTGTTGCATTGGTTGTTTCTTTTCCTAAAACTAAAATGCCAAATTGTGAATTACCTGCGCTTCCACCTATAGGAGATTCCGATGCAGAACCAACGACATTTCCAGTAATTCCCCTAGTTGTTGCTAATCGACCACCTAATACAGTTGAAACATTGCCACTAGCTATATTGGCAACTCCAGAAATAATGCACGATTCTGTTCCTGACGCATTATTTTGCCTTCCACCACCAATAAAACTTAAATCGCCTGATGCAGTGTTTCCAAGAGCAACACTACCAGCAGTTCCACCACCGCCTATAAAAGACGCAATTCCAGTTGCTTGATTGCTACGACCACCAACAACTACTGACCAATCACCAGAAGCAACATTCCTGTTAGCCGCAGTTCCCGCATCACCACCACCACCAATAAAAGAATATGAACCTGTGGCTTGGTTGTTTCCTCCTCCTACTACGACACCATGAGGGGTAAAGAAACTGAGTGTGCTAGTTGATGAGCCTGATGCTACTTGGCTTAGTGTGAGGGATGTGCCAGATATGGCGGCAACGTAGGTGTTTCCTGAAATTGATGTACCTGTAATGAACTGACCGACCTTGATTGATGCATTGCTTCCACTTAACGTCACGGCAGTTGTGCCATTCATTGTGGCAGACTGTGTAGTTACGGCAGAAGCAGATGTTCCTGAATTTGTCCAACCGCCACCAATACTGTTGAAATAACCTGCGGCACTATTGTTTTGACCGCCACCAATAAAAGAAGTGCTTCCCGCAGTTGTATTACCTAGACCGCCTGCAATTATTGAATAATTCCCTGAAGCAGTATTACTTTGACCACCAGAAACAGTAGAAACAACACCGCTTGATGTATTGCTTAAACCAGATAAAGCCGCCGCATAAATATTAGATGCAGTATTATTTGCACCACCAACAATAACAGAATTTTGCAAACTAGCAACCTGCGATGCTGAACTTCTACTTGTCTGCCAATCCACC